CCAAGATCTAATGCTAAGCGGTACCGCATAACGGGGGTGCGTTGGAGCAACTTTTCACCAGAGAGCAACTGCTGGGCCCGAGAAAACCACTTCCACATTATCGGAACACCAGAACTCATCGCCCCCTCAGCGTTGGCCAAAGTTGCCGCAAACCTGCGACCCCCGCTCGCCGAATGATAATGTTGGTGGGATGTGAATGACGTCGCCAAATGGCGGCGCCACTCGCGGACAAACCTGGGCCCTGACGCCAACTCGCAGTAGCCGCTCCGACCAAACATGACATCCGACAACCGGTAAACCGGCTCCTCCAGCACGATCTTAAACCCGAAGCTGGTGATCTCAGCTTCAAAGGTGGGAATGTCCATCGACCCGCGCTCTACGAAAACAAGGCAGTCATCGCCGTCGACTAGGAAGTCGAATTTCGGAATCTTGGCTGCAACGCACGCAGCATACATCATAGCCGCAGCAAGCAACGTATTGCCTAAAGCGGTGTTGTAATCACCCGACATGCGCTTGCCGACCGTGTGGTACTTAATGCCCCCAGCGGTACGGCACCTGTTTCGTAATTGAGCGTCCAACAATCGGCACAACTCCGGATCTGAGTTGTACATCCTCTTGTAGACGCGGTGCTCGATCTTCAGCGCCGCCTCGGACACGTGCATATCAAACCTCGCGAAATCGAGCGAGAACACCTCGCAAGATCCAAAATTGGAGAATTTGTCACGCACGATCTTGGCGCGCTGGGATGAGTTAAGACCCTTGGCAATGATGCGAGTTTTCCGATCAACTCCGAACTCGGGCGTCGCCTTAATCATGTACGCCAGCTTTTCTACCGGTACGAGGTAGGAAGCCAGCGCACACGCATAGCGCGTGTCCCGGAATTGAATCATCCTGGGATCACCGCGTTTGCCGCTGGTCACCTTGTCCGCCTTGACGAACGCTTGCACGCGACTATCCGCACGGTTGGGCCCCTCTGCCTGCAGAGATGCTGCCGCCCGAAGGAATTTGGTAATCGAATGCATTGCGCGTTCTAGCACGTCAGACGAACCAGGCTCAGCTGCTACTGTTGGCGCTAAAACTCGAGAAGTTACAGCAGCGAACTCGCAGCAAACGCAGTTCCCATGAATGTGTACTGGCATCGCAACACTGCCAGGGTGAGCCGCCACGAACAGCCGTCTGCTGTTCAGGCAAGAGAAGTGCCCGCCAGGAGGTGGTGCTATACCGGGAGCCACAACCCGCGTGGAGGGTCCGGTGCACGTACTGGCAAAGGCAGCTCCTCCTGCCTAGGCGGAAGGAATTCGCCGGAAGCCGTGCTGCCACCGCAGCACGCTCCAGCCACGCAATGTTGCTCGATCCATG